ATTATTCTACTGCCCATACGTTCCTCTACAGATGGTTCGTGCGGTTGGTCAGGATACATTCCAACCAAAAATTGGATTCAAGACCAGATATGGTATGGTTGAGAACCCATTCTCACAAGGAACTACTCAGGGACTTGGAACACTCACACGTAACACAAACCGTTACTACAGAAGAGTTAAGGTTACTAACCTTATGTAATATAAATATCTCGTTCGAGATATACCAGAGACTCCTTTCAGGGGTCTCTTTTTTTGTCTAAATATTTTTATGATATTAGAACTAACACCTAATACACATCCAATATTACACAAAAAGGTTAAACCTTGTAGTGTTACATTAGACCGTCATTTTGTTGCAAAAACTTTAATCCAAAATATGCATCATTATGAAGGAATAGGACTTGCTGCCAATCAAATAGGTATGGATGTTAGAGCATTTGCAATGGTCAGAGATTTAGAGAATAATGAAGTTATAGTATGCTTCAATCCAAAGATAGTTAAAAAATATGATGAACTTGTTAGTTTTGAAGAGGGATGTTTATCTTTTCCAGATGAGATTATAAATGTTGACAGACCTGATAGAATCGTTGTTAAATATGAAGATGAGAATAAAAAGGAACATAAAATAAAGTTAAGTGGAATGGCATCTAGAGTTTTCCAACACGAGTTTGACCACTTAGAAGGAATTGATTTTACTGAAAGACAATAAATAATCAAAAAGATAATGACGGGTTCACCATTTTCAAAACAAGTAGCAAATAGAAATTTTCTATCTGGAGTAGGATTCAAATTTAATTTGACCAAGTTTCCGAAGGTTGACTTTTTCTCAAATTCTGCTAGAATACCAGAGTTAAACCTTGAACTTACTACTCAAGCATCATATTTAAAAAATATTGATATACCAGGTGAAAGGTTAAATTATGGAGATTTTACTCTTCGTTTTTTAGTTGATGAAAATATGGAGAACTATCAAGCAATTTACAGTTGGTTGACAGGTTTAGGATTTCCAGAAACAACAAAAGAGTTTGCCGAAATAATTAAAGACCCTGATGGTCAAAGAGATCCAAAAGAAGCATTTTGTGATGGGACTTTGAGTATCTTAAACAGCAATTACAGGGAAGTTGGTAAAGTTAAATTTAATGATTTGTTTCCAATATCATTAACATCACTTGAATTTGATGCAACTAATACTGATGTTCAATACTTTACAGCAGAGGCAACTTTCAAATATACCTTATATAAATTAGTTACTAATACATGAATCTTGAGCAAATTCAGGAGATGTGGGAAAAAGATTCCAAGATCGATCCTGATAATTTACATGATGAATCACTAAAAATACCTCAACTTCACTCAAAGTATTACACGCTTTATAATACTATTACTTTACTTCGTGAAAGAGCGAGAGAGCAATATGCTAAAGTCAGACTAGAAAGATATAATTATTATACTGGAAAAGCAACAGCAGAAGTATACGCAGAAGAACCATTTCCTTACAAGGTTCGTGAAAAAGATGCAATTCAAAGACATCTTGAAGCAGATGATAAGATGAATAAAGTTGATATGAAAATCAAATACTATGATATAATGCTCAAGTTTTTAGAAGAAATAATCAGAAATATATCAGGTCGCACATATCAAATTAAAAATGCAATTGAATGGAATAAGTTCCAAGCAGGTTATAATTAATAAATAAATTTTTAACTGTGAGGGTAGGAGTCGAACCTACAAGTCCCGCCAGGAACGCTAGTTAAACAGACTAGTGCGTTTACCAGTTTCGCCACCCCACATTGAGATCCCTAGTCAGGGATCGCATCCATTAAACGAGTAACACCAATACCTCCACCACTGCGAGGAAAGAAGTCAAACTCTAAGAACTCTTCTAATTCTTTCTCGACTCTTTCCTTACCAAATAATTTGTAAAGTAACTCAGCATATTCACCATTGGATATTGTATGGAAGGTATCACGCATTTGTTTTTTATCCGTGCTACGTTCTGCACTACCTATTGTTTCCATACCATTTAAGATTACATCAATCTTTCGACTTGTCCCATCTTCATTACGAGACATATTCCAGAAAGGAGAAGTCCATTCAGGAAAATTTGTTATCATACCCATTTGTATTTTCGCTTCATCATCATGATCTAATTCTTTATGGTCAAAAATTCCTGCCCATTTATCATATGATTTAATATGAGAATCCATAAATTCAATGCCTAAGTGTGCAACTAAATCTTTTTCCATTTCCTCCAGTTCTTTAACACCACCGTGCATTTCAAATTCAAACATAGGGAATATTACCTCATGTCTACCTGCAACTGGATTTGGTTCTTGACGATATGAAGTAGATAAACAAAAGAAACCAGGTGCTTCAGGATTTTTAAGTAATTCATACTCTAACCACATCTGTCCTGTTTGAGGTAATGGCCAGACTTCACCATTATATTCATAAGTTGCTACTGTTTCTGGATCCTCACATGCAGCAAGAATACTCAATCTATTTTGAGTATGAACTTCTAAAAAACCTCTAGACAAAAAAAATGACCTCAAAAGGTCAAGTGTCTTAGTATATTTTTTAGGATCAATTAACTTTGTCATTAATTTTAAGCAAAACTAATTTATTTAGAATATAAATACTGAAGACGAGTCATAATTACTATGAAACCAACACCAAGAGAATCAAAACAGATACATGAAAATTATCAAAAAGTAGTAAAACATCTTATTGATGAAAATTATGCAGTAGATAGTGATTCAGCAGATAAGATTATTGCTGGAATGAGTCAAGAATGGTTTGATACAATTGTAGAATAATGAAAACTTTTAAACAGTTTCAAGAAGAAACACAAAAACTTGATGAAGCATTGCCTTTATTAGCAGCTATTCCAGCAGCATTAAAAATTGGTGGTGCAGCGTTAACAGCATATTCTGCGGGTTCGGCATTAAATAATTTGAGGAAAGGAAAATTCAAACAAGCAGCATTTGATGCAATCGGAGCAATACCTGGAGGAAAAGTATTTAAGGGTATCCGTGCATTAGGTGGAGCAAAGAATTTAGCAAAAGCAGGATCATTTGTACAATCTGCAAATAGATTAAATGCTACAGGATTGACACCCAATGCATATGCAAAAGGAGTAGATAAAACATTTGATGTTGCAACCAAAGGTGTACAAAAGGGTTTCAACACAATTAAAGGCAACTCAACAGCTAAAAATAATAACAAGAGTAGTAACAAAAATAAAACAACACCAGATACATATTCGGTTTATAATCCAAAAGTTGCGTATGATACTGGTAAAAAATACAAGCAAACTATTGGAAAAGCAGCTAGAGGTGGAATAAAATCTTCAAAAGCATAGGTTAAAAAACACAACTAAATAATTGATATTGACAATGTTATGTCGCATTTGATAATATCAAAAAAGAATGAAGTGCATCTTCAGATTGAATCTGAAATGCATGTTTATTATGAGTTAGCAGACTATTTCACCTTTGAAGTACCTGGTGCAAAGTTTATGCCAACTTATAAAAATAAGTATTGGGACGGAAAGATAAGGTTATTTAATATTCAGAACAATCAAATATATGTCGGACTCTTAGATAAGATCGTACAATTTTGTAAAGATCACGAATATACATATGACTTTCAACCAAGTAAGTTCTATGGTTTACCATTTGAAGTGAATGATGGTATCTCTGAAGAGGGTGTTAAGGATTATATGAATGCTGTAAGTAAATATAAACCTAGAGATTATCAGATTCAGGGAGTACACGACGCTTTAAAATACAATCGTAGGTTATTGATATCTCCAACTGCTTCAGGAAAGTCGCTGATGATATACGGGATTGTGAGATATTACGTTGAAAGAAAACTAAGTATTCTGATAGTAGTTCCGACGACATCTTTAGTAGAACAGATGTATAAAGATTTCGAGGATTATGGTTGGGATGTTGGTTCATTCTGCCATAAGATATATGCTGGTAAAGAAAGAGAAACAGACTCTCAGGTAATTATTACAACTTGGCAATCAATCTATAAACTTCCTCGTAAATACTTTAATCGTTTTGGATGTGTAATTGGAGATGAAGCACATCAATTTAAATCAAAGTCATTAATATCTATAATGTCAAAACTTGATAATGCCAAATATCGTTTTGGTTTTACAGGAACTCTTGATGGGACACAGACACATAAGTGGGTATTAGAAGGATTATTCGGACCATCATATAAGATTATCAAGACTGATGAGTTGATGAAAAAGGGTCATGTTGCAACTTTAGATATCAATGTGCTGCTATTGAAACACTCACCAAATAAATTTGAAACATTTGAGGATGAGATACAATATATTATTGGACACCAAAAGAGAAACAATTTTATTAAAAATCTTGCCCTTGATCTTAAAGGTAATACATTAATTTTGTTTGCAAGGGTTGAAGGACACGGAGAACCACTATATAACTTGATACAGGAGAGTAATGCACTTGAACAACGACAAGTCTTCTTCGTACACGGAGGAGTTGCAACAGAAGATCGTGAAGAGGTTCGCTCAATTACAGAAATGGAGAATAACGCAATCATTATTGCCTCATATGGAACCTTCTCAACAGGAATCAACATTAAGAATCTTCATAATGTCATCTTTGCTTCCCCATCTAAATCTCGAATACGAAACCTTCAATCAATTGGAAGAGTCTTAAGAAAGGGAAATAATAAAACAAAGGCAACTCTATATGATATTGCCGATGATATTAGTTACAAATCAAGAAGAAACTATACACTGAATCATTTGATAGAAAGAATAAAGGTGTATAATGAAGAGAACTTCAATTATGATATTGTCAAAATTCCTTTAAAAAATTAGACTAAATAATAATACAAGTATTCTGGAATGATGGGAGAAGAATTTCACGCAGTCTTAAAATTAATAACTGGAGAGGAAATCTTCGCACTTGTTTCTGTCGATGAAAATGATGGAGACTCAATTATTATGCTTTCAAATCCAGTCATAATGAAGATGCTTTCAAGTCCTGCAGGAAAGTATGTAAAGGTCAAACCTTGGTTAGAATTACCAGATCAAGATTTATTTCTAATAAAGTATGATAAAATTATTACAATGTCTGAAGTAAATGATGAGCAAATGATAAAGTTTTATACTCGTTACTTAAATGAAGATGATATTGATATCGAAATAGATGGTCAAGTAGCCTTGAATGATAAGATGGGATTTTTAACTACAGTTGAAGATGCTCGCAAGAGCCTTGAGAATATCTTTAAGAATAATATAGATAAGCCTAACAACCCTTGAACCTCTACAAAGGTTATTGTACATAGATTTCACTGACTTGTCAAGTC